GAGAAAAGAAGAGAGGCTTCCTTTGGTTGTACTAATAGGGAGATAGCTAGTTTTTTTGGATGCTCTGAAGATTTGATTAAAAAGAGTTATTCCAGTTTTCTGACAAAAGGGAGAGATTCAGGAAAAATAAGATTAAGAAAGTTGCAATGGAATGCTGCTGAAAAAGGTTCTACTCCAATGTTAATATGGTTAGGTAAACAGATACTAGACCAAAAAGACAAACAAGAACTGACAGAAGTAAGACCTATAGATGAAATAGTATTTGATGGCATCTAATTTAACATTACACAAAGAAGATTACTTCCCACACCAATGGGATTTCCTAACTAAAAAGAAAGCCAATGGAAAAGATTATCCAATGAGGCTTTTATGTGGAGGTATGGGGAGTGGAAAAACACACAGCTTTCTGCACATGGCTTTTATTCAGCACATATCCAATAAAAACAAAGATGGTATTAGCAATGGGTGGGTTATATATCCTACTTATGCTTTAGCAGAGGAAGTTTTTATACCACCATTTCTAGACATATTAAGAAACAAAGGTATAGCTTTTGACTATAATGTTGCAAAGCACACAATAGACACAGCTTATGGACACATTAAAATATTTCAAATGGTAAAGCCACAATCAATTATTGGTGTAAGTTTGTCATGGGCAGGATTTGATGAATTTGATGTTTGTAGCTATAATTATTGCAAAGTAGCATGGCAGAAAGCTATAGGTAGAATGAGGGATTGTGACAACCCTGTAATGTTTGTTACAACAACTCCTGAAGGTTATAAGTATGCACACCATGAGTTTGTGGAGAAAAAAACAGATGAAAAATTATTAGTGTTTGGAAAAACAACAGATAATGTGTATCTTCCACCTAGTTATTTAAAACTTTTAGAAGATAACTATGATAAGAATTTATTAAAGGCATATAGAGATGGAAATTTTGTCAACATCCAGCAAGGCTCAACATATAACTTCAACAGAGATACCTGTGTTTCAGAAGTCAAGTATGAGAGATACAAGCCTGTTTACATTGGGGTCGACTTCAACTGCGACCCAATGGTTAGTTGCCTTATACAATTACATGAAAGACAACCCCAAATAAGAGTGTTTGATTGTATATCATTATCTCATGGAGGTAGTGGTGACCTACTTACAGAAAGAATGTGTCAAACAATCAAATCAAAATACCCAAATAGTGAATATATAGCATACCCTGATGCAACAGGTGTTAAAAAGCAAACTTCTGCAATGTTCTCTGATGTAGACCTAATTTATAAAGCAGGGTTTAAAGTCAGAGCAGGGAGAACAAATCCTAGAGTTGTAGACAGGGTAAATGCTGTAAATAAACAGCTTGAAGGAAATATAGTTATTGACCCTAAAGCTAAAACATTAATAGAGGATTTTGAAAAAGTAGTGAACAAAGAGGGAACTAGAGAAATAGATAAGAGCAACAGTTTGTATTCTCATGCTAGTGATGCTTTTGGATATTTTTGTGCATATGAGTTTCCTATAATAAAACCAACATTGGGGAGCATAAGAAGGATATGATACCAAACATAAGTGAACTATTAGTATTACAAGCTAAATACTCTGCATCTCAGCAGAGGAAAGATAAGTGGAAGTCAGCAAGGCTAGATGCCTTAGAGTATTACAAAGGTAGAAGTTTGCCTTATACAATGGATTATTTTGATTCAACATTGTTTGAAAAAGTACCTGCTGCTAACATTAATGTGACTAAAAGAATTATAGATAGAATATCATTAGTGTATATGAAACCACCTAGAAGAATTTATACTAAAGAAGACACACCTGAGTTATTTCATCATAAAGACTTTAAGATGCAAAGAGCAGAAAGAATGACTAACCTGCTTGATGGTGTTTTAATAAAGGTTTGTATGAGATATGATGATAAGAATCAGCAACACATTGAGTATGATATTATCCATGATTATGAGCCTATGTTTGGTGATGACCCATTAACTCCAATAGCATTTACTTATCCTATAGCTACAAAAGATACAGTAGTTGATGATACAGCAATGCTATATGTGTATTGGGATAAAGACAACACATTTACTTATGATGAGAATGGTAAGATATACACAGATGAAGATAACCCTGATATGATAAATCCATATGGTGTATTGCCTTTTGTTGAGTGTTGGAGAGATGGGAAGCCTGAGTCTAGCTATATGGACACAGATGCCTCTACTGATTTAATACAAACAAACACAATGATTAATGTTGCAGAAACAAATAAAAATGCTAATATAATGTTTCAGTCATTTGGTTATATCTATGTAAATGGTAGTCAAATAGAAAAAGACACAATGGAAGTTGGTGCAGATAAGATTAGCTTTTTAGGTGTAGATGGGCAAATGAATATTGTAACACCACCTAATACTGTAGATTCAATAACTACATCAATCACAACAGCATACAAGATGTTAGCTCAGAACTACCATATAGATATTAGCTTTGTTGAAGGACAAGCAGCAGCTTCAGGTATTGCCATAAAATTGAGAAACCAAGAATTAACTGATAGTAGAATATCAGATGTCATTAGATGGCGACAAGTAGAAAAACAAATATTTGAACTTGAAAGATTGATGATTGCAGTTGATATGGGTAAAGATGCAGGTGAATTAGAGCAGGTTGATTTTGAAGAAACAATGGAAGTATTATCTGACCAAGAACAGAGAGATAAGTGGGAATGGGAGTTATCTAATGGACTTATAGATAGAGCAGATATATTAATGCAGAAAGACCCTGATAGATTCCCTGATAGAGATACTGCTGAAGATTATTTATTTGAAAGAAGTGATGCAGACTTAGCAGATGATGATGAGGAAGTTGAGGAGGAAAATACATTACTGGCACAACTAACTAGACCTGTATAATGGCTGAATATCAAGGCAGAAAAGTAACACTAGACAAACCTACTAGAATCACTAAAGGTCAAGCAGGATATGGCAGAAAGAAGTTTCAAGTGTATGTTAAAGATGGTGATAAGGTTAAGAAAGTAATGTTTGGTGACCCTAATTTATCTATTAAAAGATTCTCAGATGAAAAAAGAAGAAGTTTTAGAGCAAGGCATAAATGTGACTCTAACAAACCTACAGACAAAACAAAGGCAAGATACTGGTCATGCAAGTTTTGGCAGTCAAGAAAGTCAGTATCTGATTTACTAAGTGGGAGTTGATGGATTAATGTCAGACCAACTATTTATAGAAATTAACTCAGAAACCATTGCAGAAATTATCTTAGAGGTGCAAGAAAAAACTATTGCAGAACTTTATGCACTAAAGGGAAACAAATCAGCAGAAGAATTTATTAAGTTTATAGAAGGATTAAATGTAGAGGGTGTTATTATGGCAAAAGCTGAAAATGCTATCTCTATATTTGAAGCATCTCACTCAGGTATGCTACAATCAATTCAAGGCTTTGCTGCTTTATCAGAAGAAACACTAGAAACACTTGTAAGATATAACAGAGATTCATTGCTATCTCAATTAGATAATATGGCTCAGATAGTTAAAAGAGAAGTTATTAATGGTGCTATAGCAGGTTCACCCTCAAAAGCTGTACTAGAAAAGGTTAGAGGTCAAGGAGCATTAAGCAAACCACAACTACAAACACTTATCAATACATCAATGAATGAATATAGCAGAAATGTTACTAAGCTAATGATGGATAAAATGCCTTCTGATACTAAATATGTTTATATAGGAGCATTAGATGATAGAACTAGACCTGAGTGCTTAGAGATGATGTCAGCAGGTGAATTAACTGAGGCAGAGATAGAATCTAAGTTTGGAGGTGGTGTGTTTAGTGAAGGTGGTGGATATAATTGCAGACATAAATGGGAAATATCTGTACAAGATAAATTTGGACATGACCCTGATGGTGCTAAAGCCAAGCTAGACAAGCTAAACTAATGGCTAAAACAGGCAAAGAATTTAAACTACCTAAACCTTTATTTGGGTTTGCCTTTTGGCAACTATTTGCTGAGAATATAAAAAACAAATACAAGCACCACATATTCAACAAAGGTAACCCCAAAGATGTATATAATAACAAATTTAAACAATACTCACAAGGTTATAAAAAAGCCAAAAGTAGTGGCAAGATAACTATTAATGGACAAAAAACAAGTGTTTCAGGTGGATATGAGAACTCAGTAGCACCTGTACTAAGAGGTGACCTTCAGCTAGACACAAATGCAGAAGCAGACCCTAAAGACAATGCTGTCTATATAGGCTGGACAACTCATGCTAAAAAAGTAGATTGGCTAAGAAGGAATGGTAGAGTGCTAACTGACAAGAATAAAGCTATGCCTGACCCTGTAATGAAAGCAATAATGCCTGAATTCAACAAAGAATTAAAGAAAGTAATGCCTAAAGGCTCTCAAACTATAACTATTGGAAAGAAATAGTTATATCCTTTTCTCCTTATAAAACATAAAAAAGTTATAAAAAAAGCTTGACACATATTATAAATCCTTGCTATATTATGGAAGGTTAGAGGTTAATAAATAAACAAGGAGATTTAAAATGAACAATACACAGATAAACAGAATAACAAGAAACAGACAATTAGTAGATATTCTTATGAATATTTTTAGTTGGGATGACAATGATGCTAATAGGCTAGATGGGTTTAATATTGCAGATAGCGACCAAGTAGATAGATTTGTAAATGCACTATGTGATGCTGGAGATACTATAAGAGTATGGCTTAGTCAAGACCAAATGGATAGAGATAGTGATACTTGGAGAGGCATTAATAGATGTTTTGATGTAAGTGCAACACAAATTAATATGCTTAGAAGTAGAGGTATAGTTACAGATTCTTTTTTTGATGATGGAACTCTACATATTGACATAAACATAGATAGAGTTTGTAGAGCAATACAAAATGCTATGCCTTGTGATGATGTTCAAAATATCATAACTAATCTTCAAAATGACATAGATGATGCTAACAGAATTATTAATGGACTTATAAATACTAATGGTTCATGCTTTATTAGATAATCAACAGGTAAATAAAATAGCAAAGAAAAACCCTGAGTGTAACAGCTTGGGGTTTTTTGTTTTAAAATAAATGTAGACTTTAATATATTTTTAAATATATTATGGTGAAAGATTTTTAATCAATTACTCACAAAAGAGGTTACAAATGGAAGATAAAACAACTCAAACTGAAGCAAATCAGGTTAAACAACCTAGCACAGAAGCTAGTCAAAACAATGTATTAGATGGTATTCCTAAAAGTAGATTTGATGAGGTTAATACTCAGAAGAATGAGTACAAAACTCAAAATCAAGAATTACAGGCTCAATTAGACAAGATTAAGGCTGACCAAGAAGCAACTAGGCAGAAGCAGTTAGAGAAGCAAGGTGAATATAAGACACTTCTTGATGAAGCCA